CGAGCCAGGCTGCGAAGTCTACAGCTGTGCGGCCAGCCGTGACCAAGCTCGCCTTGTGTTCGACATGGCGAGAATCGCAGTTGAGCAGTCACCCATCCTGTCTCAACATCTGACGGTCTATCGTTCGGCCATCGTCCGTGAAGCTACGCACGCCACATACAAAGCTCTGTCCGCAGAAGCTGGCATCCAGCATGGGCTTTCGGCTCACGGCGTGATCTTTGACGAGCTGCACGTCTCCAATCGTGAGATGTGGGAAGTCATGCTTTCCAGCCAAGGTGCCAGAAGGCAACCGCTGACTGTGGCACTCACGACCGCGGGCTATGACCGCAAAAGCGTGTGCTGGGAAGTCTGGAAATACGCCGAAGCCGTTCAGGCCGGTGCCGTTGATGACCCGACATTCCTGCCAGCCATCTACGCCGCGTCACCAGAAGACGATTGGAAGGACGAAAGCACATGGGCCAAAGCAAATCCGAACCTCGGCGTTTCCGTAAAGCTCGACTTTCTTCGCAGCGAGTGCGCCCGCGCCGTCGAGATGCCAACCTACGAGAACACCTTCCGCCAACTCTACCTGAACCAGTGGACGGAACAGGATCAGAGGTGGCTGAGGATGGATCACTGGGCGAAAGGCAACAAGCCGTGCCCAGTAGACCTCCGCGGCAGGGACTGCTTCGGTGGCCTCGACCTGGCGACCACGTTTGATACCACGTGCCTCGCTCTGCTGTTTCCGCTCGAAGATGGCACATTCTGGGTGGAGCCGCATTTCTGGATACCGGAAGAAAACATGCGGCAGCGTGTGCGGCGAGACAAGGTGCAATACGACGTGTGGGAACGCCAGGGCCACTTGCACACGACGCATGGCAACGTAACTGACTTCGACCAAGTGCGATCCGACATAAACGCGTTGTCGGAAAAGTACAACATTCGACAGATTGCTATCGACAGGTGGAACGCAACGCAGCTGGCCACGCAACTGCAAGGGGACGGCATCGACGTTGTAGGCTTCGGCCAGGGCTACGGCAGCATGTCGGCACCCAGCAAGCAGCTCGAGGCCCTAGTGGTCGGCGGCAAACTGCTGCACGACAATCCGGTGCTCGATTGGCAGGCTGGCAACGTCGCAATACAGCAGGATCACGCAGGGAACATCAAGCCAAGCAAAGCCAAGAGCACGGAGCGTATCGACGGCATGGTATCGCTTGTGATGGCACTGGGAATCGCAGCAACCGCAAAGGCCGCACCCGAACTTAACTGGGACATCATCGAACTATGAGCACAGCAGACCTTTCTGACTACCGAATGTACGATCTGCGTGGCATTGATTGGTCGATCGGTGGCAACCGCACGCCCAGCGGCATCCGCGTCACCGCAGACAACTCAATGGCCTGCTCGGCCTACACGGCGTGTATTCGCGTGATTAGCGATGCTGTGTCTGCCCTGCCGCTGCATATCTACGAGCGACTGCCAGACGGCGGCAAAGCCAAGGCACCTGGCAACCCTGTCTATCGCTTACTGCACCAGCAGCCAAACCCGTGGCAGACGGCCCAGGAGTTCCGCGATTGGATGACCGGCATGTATCTGCACTACGGTGCAAGCTACGCAGAAATCCGCCCTGGCTCCCGCGGTGCCGTCTCTGAGCTGTGGCCGCTGCATTCAAGTCGCATGGAAATCGAGCGGCTAGAGAACGGCCAGCTGCGCTATCTGTACCGTGAGCCCGACGGCCGGCAGACGGTCTACACGCAGGACCGCATTTTCGCCCTGCGATTCACGACCGAAGACGGCGTGAAGCCGGTACCAACCTATCGGCTGTTCGCTAACGCCATCGGCCTGGCCCAAGCTCTTGAAGCTCACGGCAGCACCTACTTCGGCAACGGTGCACGGCCTGGCGTCATCCTGGAAAGCGACAACCCGATCCCGGTGGAAGCCGCCGAGCAGCTGCGGCAGAACTGGGAACGGATTCATCGGGGCAGCGACCGGGCATTCCGCACGTGCGTGCTGCCGAATGGCGTGAAGGCACACGAGCTCAGCGGCAGCAACGAAGCGGCCCAGTTTCTGGAAACCAGGCAGTACCAGGTGATTGAGATCTGCCGTGCGTTCCGCGTGCCACCGCACATGATCCAAGATCTGACGCGGAGCACCTACAGCAACATCGAAGTGCAAGGCACAGAGTTTGTGCAGCACTGCCTGCTGCCGCACCTGAAACGCTGGGAAGCCGCGATCAGCCGCGATCTGATCGTCGACGACGAGCGTTACTTCGCCGAGCACAGCGTCAGCGGCCTGCTTCGTGGCGACCACGCCAGCCGGTCTGCCTACTACGTGTCGGCACTGCAGAACGGCTGGATGACCATCAACGAAGTTCGCGAGCTGGAAAACCTGAATCCGATTGGCGAAGAAGGCGACAAGCACTACATCCAGATGAACATGCAGACGCTGGAAGATATGGACGCCGATCCGGAGCCGCCGCAGGAGCCACCGCCGCCGCCAGAGCCAGCAGCACCGCCAGACGAGCCGCCAGCAGACGAGGAGGAGCCCGATGCCCTGGACAATCAGTAGGAGTGACGAATGCCCGGCATCGCGGCCGTGGGCGGTCATCAAGGATGACGATGGCAGTATCGAGGGCTGCCACGCCAGCGAGGCGGACGCCCAGGCCCAGCTCGTGGCGTTGAGCATCGCTGAGGGTGAAGGCCGCGCCTATGAGTCGATAGACTTTAAGCCACCGGAAGGCGTGGCCACAGAGGCCCAGCGTGGGCTTGATTGGCGTCGCGAATACGGCCGCGGCGGCACAGAGATCGGCATCGCACGTGCACGCGACCTGGCTGGCAGACGCAACGTCTCGCCAGAAACCGCACGGCGTATGAAAGCCTATTTCGACCGCCACGAGGTTGACAAGGAAGGCCAGGGCTGGGACCGCGGCAGCGACGGATACCCAAGCAATGGTCGCATCGCATGGGCTCTCTGGGGTGGCGACCCAGGCCGATCATGGGCAGACCAACTGGTCCGGCGGATGAACGCCGAAGACGAAGACAGGAGCTATATCATGGAAATTGAACGCAGGCTGATGGAGTTTGAGTCGGAAGACGAGCTCGTGATCGAGCCGCGGCAAAACGGCCAGGCGGCCATTGTTGGCTACGCAGCGGTCTATAACCGCCTCAGTCTTGACCTAGGCGGCTTCCGCGAAGAGATCATGCCGGGTGCATTCGACCGCATCCTGAACCGCCAGCGTGGCAAAGCCGACGTGGTTGCCCTCTTCAACCACGACAGCAACATCGTCCTGGGCCGCACGTCGAGCGGCACGCTCGAGCTCAGAAGCGATGAAAAGGGCCTGCGATATGTGGTGACGCCACCGGCCAGCCGCCAAGACGTCATGGACCTGATTGCCCGCCGTGATGTTCGTGGCAGTTCGTTTGCTTTTACCGTCGACAAAAGTGGCGAACGCTTTCGCCAGACTGACGAAGGCAAGACCATTCGCCAGATCAGCGAGATCAAAGGCCTTTACGATGTTGGCCCAGTGCTTACGCCTGCCTATCCAGCGAGCTCGGCCACAGTCGCTATGCGGTCATATCAAGCGTGGCTTGCGGAGCAGCAGGAACAGCCAGCCGAAGTAGCCGCGCGATCACTCATGTCTGGCATTGCTGCTGGCGTTGCCAGCGTTCTTAGGATGAAACTGCGTGGCTGAACGTCCAACATGTAAGTGCGGGCATCGCATGGTCACACGGTCCAGCCGTTCTATCGGTGCGGAGCAACAGCGTTACATCCGCTGCCCCAAGTGTGGTGCACGTGGCACTGTTTTTGTGCGCACAACACTTTCGCCAGTACGCATCTGCAAGGGTGGCAAACGATAGTCCTAGTCTGACTTCTATCGAACATGCGGCATGTCGCCGCTGATAGGAGACTCGACATGGACAAGCTGAAGCAGCTGCAAGACGAGGCCGCCGAAGTGGCCAACCGCATCGACGCTGTTCGCGCGATGGAATGCGAGAGCGATGGCGACATCGCTGCTCGAGACATGGACCTGACCGCCCTGGTCAAGCGGGCCGATGAAATCTCGACCCAGCTGGACTTCGAGCGGAAGGTGGCCGAATCTGCTGGCAACCTTCGCAGCGTGGTCGACCGCTGCACTCCAGCACCGGAGCCGGTCGCTGCTGAGGAGCGAGCCGAGCTTCGCATTGAGCCCGTCCGCACAGGCCGCAAGCTGCGAGCATTTGACAGCCACGAGGCAGCCTACCGGTGCGGTCAGTGGCTTGCTGGCACGTTCCTGGGCGATGAGAACGCCAAGCGGTGGTGCCTCGACCACGGCGTCGAAGCCCGTGCGATGGGTGAAAGCACGATGTCCGCTGGCGGCTTCGCCGTGCCGGAGGAGATGTCGTCCGCGATCATCCGCAACGTCGAGACGTATGGCGTGGCACCGTCTGCGATGCAATCTGTGCCGATGTCGTCTGACACGCTGCTCGTGCCGAAGCGTCTGACCGGCGTGACCGGCTACTGGGTGGGCGAGTCGAGCGAGATCACGACCAGTGATCCGACCGGCACGCAGGTGCAGCTGGTTGCCAAGAAGCTGGCATGCGGAACCCGCGTTGCCAACGAGCTGCTGGCTGATTCAATCGTGTCGGTTGCCGACTGGCTTGTTCAGGAGTTCTCGCTCGAGCTCGCCAAG